GCAACAATTTTCCGACAATCAAAAGTTTGGCGAAAGTAATTTGCAGTCTTTTATATTTTCTGTTTTTATTCCTAATCGCGTACTTGATCCGAACGCGGTATTACTTATCGAACCAAAAGGCGATGGATTAGAAAATGATGCGGTTCGTGTTAATGTAGATATGAAAGTTATCCAATCTGACAGGATTATTTTTAATGACCCTGAATACAGATTGTTAATATATAAAGGCATATCAAAAAACAAATATGCAAACTTAGGTATTGAAAATCCGCTTTACTATCATATTGTAACTGATATGTTTTACGCACAAGCGCGTGCGTACGGTGATAAAACAATGTTTGAAGTTATTTATGAACACAACAGCGGCATAATGCCATGGGTTACGCTTGGCGGTAGAGTTGTCCCAAAATATGATACTTATGGCAATACGTTTAAAGTTTATAAGTCTGATTTTAGCCCTGCAATACCTTACCTTAACGATGCTGCTATCTTTGACAATCAGCACAAATCGGTTATGCTGGCAACGTGTTTTCCTATTAAATTTGTTGAAGGCGTTGATTGTAATTCATGTAATGGCGTTGGGCGTGTTGTTGACCCTTCAAACTACGATAATAGCATAACATGTAAAACATGTCATGGGCATGGTAAAACACTTAGCGTAACACCATTGGCAGCTTATAACCTGAATCCAACTACATCAAAGTTTGGCGATTCAGATAAACAGCAAGTTGAACCGATACGTTATTATTCGCCTGATGTTAGCACAATTCAAGAAACAAATAAAATAGCTGAATCAAGTTTGGCAAAAGCCGAACAAGTATTGAACATCAATCGCAGTTTAAAAGCTGCACAATCGGGCATTGCAAAAGAATTAGACAGAGAACCTGAATATATCGAAGTTGGTAAAATTAGCGATGATGTTTACGCACGTTATAAGGATGTATTAAAAATCATTCAGGCTATTGTATTTTTAGATACTGAAAGTAATATTTTTGTAAATGCTCCGATTAGTTTTGACCTTAAAACAGAAACTGAATTGATGGCAGAATTTGCAGCATCACAGCAAGGCTTACCTACTGCTATTAGATACGAATCTTATATTAGCTATATTGACCGCCGTTATAATTCAGATGCAATAGCAAAACAGATAGCGACAATTTGCGCAATGTATAATAGTGCATATTTGTACACAGTTGAAGAGCGCGTTAATTTGTTAGCATCAGGGCAAATAACATCAAATGATGCAATAAGTGCGCAGTTTGTTTTTGATGCTGTTACAGAGTTGTATTACGATGAAGGCTTTGATATTATGTCTAATGATTATACAGCTATTAAAAACGCTATTGATGAAAAGTTAGCACCGCGTTTTGATGCTGTAGCGAGTAATGATATACCTGAGGTTGACATGAATCAGTTTAACAATTCAGATAACTCAGATAATAACTCAGATAACGACCAAGATAATATCTAATGGACTTTAACAAACCCGAAAGAATTAACGACAAAGCACTTGAAATTTTACAAAAGCGGTTTGACAAAGTAGAACCTAAATTTGTAAAACAAGTTGTTGATTGGGTTGAAAAATTTAGAACCACATCGGGCAATTTAGTTAGGTCAAAAGATAATTTAGCGCGTTTAGGTTCTTTTAAAACTGCAATAAATAGGTTCTTAGAAAAGGCTGGTTATAATGTAATGGTTTCGGGTTTCTTAGAAAACTTTGACGAAATAGGCGCTAATACACAGCTTGTTCAACAAGAATTAAACGGCTTAGAAATTACAAAAAGTTTTTTGAATCCATTTAAACGCTATGCCGTTAATAATGTCATTGCTGCCATGCAAGGTCAAGGATTAAATACTGATTTAATAAATCCTTTAAAGAATGAGTTACTAATTGCAGTAAACCAAGGCAGTAGTATAAAAGATGTTGTTGAATCAGTAGCTGGTCAACTTACAACAACAGAAGCAAGGCAAGGAGTTTTAAAAAGAATTAGTTTGCAGGCATCACGTGACGCGTTATTACAGTACGATGGCATAGTTAATGAAGCGGTACGAAAGTCTTATAAAATGGATGCTTTGTTGTATGTTGGTTCTATTGTTAAAGATAGCCGCGCGCAATGTGAAAGGTGGGTAAATGAAACAAAAAACGGAAAAGTAGGTTTAATATTATTTGAAGATTTACAAAGCGAAATAAATTGGGCTGAAGATAATGGCACAGGCATGATACCAAATACAACGCCAGAAAACTTTTGTCAAAATAGAGGCGGTTATAATTGTAGGCATATCGCTTATCCGATAAGGTCACAAAACTATCAGAAAAAATAAAACACTATGTTAGTCATTAAAGCAAAACACAAAACAACACTAACTGAATATCAGTTTACCCCTGCACAATGGTATGATGCGCAACAGACAGGAAATTATAATTACTTAGGTACTATTCACGTTGCCGATCCAATACAACCAATACAACAAAAAAACGTAACTGCTAAACGCGGTTGCGGATGCGCTAACAAAAATAAAAAATAACACTATGCCAAGATTTGCCGAGTTTATAATAATGTTGGAAGATGTAACCGAAGAAAAAAGCATCAAAGAATTGCAAGATGAATTTGATAAAGCTGTTAAAAATGAAAATTACATTGAAGCACAAAAACTTAAAGATATAATTTCAGAACGCATTATTGAGGGAGTAGATGAAACAGAAATTATAAACGAATTAGAAGAAACTTGCGTAATTGATCTTGATGAAGTTGCAGCGTTTTATCAGTCATTTTATGTAGATACTAAAGAACGTTTTACAAAAGTTATACTTAAAGGCGGTTATGAAATGCCAATTCAAATTACTATCGAAGACTTTAAAAAGGTATTATTTTCTAATTAAATTTTAACACATGGAATTCTTAAAAACAGTAGTAGAAAAGTTAGGTTTCGATAATGAAACACTAAGCAAAATTGAAAACAACGAAATTAACGTTGACGAAGCGGTAACGGGTTATGTTTCTAAACTTGAAAAAACCGTTCAAGAACGAATAGCTAAACAAGTTGAAGAAACCAAATCGGCTGAATTGTTTGGTGCCGCGTACGCCAAAACAGAAAAGCAAATTGCCGATGCATTTGGTATTGAGTTAAAGAAATACGAAGCATTAGATAAAAAAGATAGATTTAAAACTATTGTTTCTGACTTGAAAAATAGCCAAGTTGAAATGATTGAAAAGCTAAAGCAAGAATATACTTCAGCTGATGCTCAAAAATTACAACAGCTAACACAACAGCTGGAACTTGCAAACGCTAAACTAAGCGAAAAAGAAATGCTAATGCAACAAGCTATTAAAGAAGAACAAAGTAAATTTCAAAGCTACATTAAAAATCAGCAAATTGAAAAGGTGCGCGGTTCGCTTGTTGAATCTGTAAAGAATGCAAGATTAACACCTAAAGAAATGCGCGCAATATTTGAAGCTGAAGTACGTGAACGTGGTTTTGATTTTGAAATTGACCCCGACAATAACATTTGGGTAAATAAAGACGGTAATCGCGTAAAGCATCCAACTAAGCCAACCGAAAACTTAAAGTACGAAACACTATTTGAAATTGTAGCAGCTGAATATAGCTTTGAAAAACAAAGTCAAGGCAATACTACAAAATCATTTGAAATAGATGAAAAAACAAAAACGGGTATACACCCAGCGCGTTTAAGATATATGCAAGAAAACGGTTTAATTTAAAATAAAAAAATTATAAAATTTATTAGATAAAACTATTTTATTTTTGCACTACGACCTCTCACAATATAGGTGCTAAGGCACAGAAAAAAACAGAACGCAGGGCAGCGTGGAAATGCCTAATAAAACTTTTTTTCATTCTAATAATTTACATTAAATGTCAACAATAAAATTAGCTGATGCATGGAAAATTATAGACATATCGCTGAATAACAACAGCGGCATGCGTTCTATGCCAAGCCCAAATATCGGTCTTTTGCAGTTGCTTGTTAGCAGCGCAAATAAAGCAGCTTCACAAGTTAAACTCGGTAACGTTCAAGCTGTTGAACAAGGAAACGGTAAAGTATACAAAGTATCACGCCGTTTTTTCCCACGTCTTTCTGAATCTAACGCAACTTCACTTGAATATTGCCCAACTGATGGCGATGTAGTTAAGCCGCTTTATGATGAAATTGAAATTACTAACAAAACAGTTTCTCAGAAAATTAAAATTGACGATGAACTGATTCGTTGTATCAAAGAAAGCCGTGCTGATTATCAAAACAGCTACGTTAATGAGGTACTAAGAAATCACATTAACAAACTTGGTAAAGAAGTTTCAACTGTTGTTGCTAACGGCGGTTTTATCGGTTCATTTGTTAAATGCGATTGCGCTGCTCCTGCTGTTACTTCTAAGTCTTTGCCTTTGTTCCTTGCAAGTGGTTTGGGCATTAACCCAGTTGGCGAGTCAATTCTTGATAGCGACCGCAAACAAGCTGAAATCGAACAGCAAATGATTCTTATTGGTGGTACTTTGCTAGACCAATATCGTAAAGCACGCGTAATTGCAAGCGGTAACGATAATGGTTTTGATGCTTCATTACTTGATATCACTCGTTCAATTTACTACGATACTAATTTGCCAGCTGCATTGGGTAACACTAATGAAGTTATCGCAATGGCACCGGGTGCGCTTCAGCTTATCACTTACGCAAAAAACAAAGGTCAGTTCACTTATGACTTTGAAGACCAAATGCGTACAACAGTTGTTGACCCTTGGTTAGGCATCGAGCATGACGTAGTAATGTCTTATGTTAAGTGTAACGATGAAATTGAACTTTACATTCAATTCGCTACTAACTGGGCGGTTGTTGGTATGCCTAAATCTTGGGCACAAAATGACTGTTTATTTGACGGCGTTCTTGATGTGTTCAAATATGAAGTTGTTTGCGCTGATACAGGATATTGCGATATTGAACCTGCTTGCGGTGCTGCTGGTACTCCAACATCTACTGATGCTGTTTTCTGCGAATCTGCGGATGCTTGTGATGTAGCTTGTAATGCTGTATTCTATTCTAAATCTGTTTCAGGTGAATTGTTTAAAGATACTGAATTAGATGTTACCGATGCTGTTGCAATTCAAATTAACGGTTTGCCATTTAGCGTAGGCGGTTCTTTTGATACAGGTACAGAAGCAGGTGCTAATGGTTTTGTAGCTGCTGCACAAACTGCCCTTGCAAGTGTAGGTTCTATTTACAGCGTTGCAGGTGGTTGGGATGGTGTAGGCTTAACAATTTATGTTTTCGGTAACGCTACTGTTGCATCAGTTGTTATTGTTTCTGCTACGGGTTCGGATGTTGCGCTTACAGTTTCTACTGAAACACTTTACAATGTTTATAGTGCTTCAACACCTTCAACAGGTGCAACACTTACAGACCTTAGTTGGGTTTTAGATTCTAATACATTTAATGGTGCACCTGCTGCACAAGTTTTAGGCGAAACAGGTGTATTTGGAACTTATGCTAATTTCTATACTATAAGTACAAATACAGGTGCTGCACAGCTTATCATAACTGATACAGCTGCATGCAACGATACTTTTAACGGTACAATTTAGTTTTAATGATAGTGGGGCGGGAAACCGCCCCTTTTTAAATAAAACACAATGAAAAATCAAAGTAAAAAATTAAACGAAGCATTAAACTTAATCCGCAAATATTACAGCGCAGTTAATGTGCAAAGAACCGATAATGAAGATGTAATTTATTTGTTTGATTATAGCAATCAGAAAAAAACAATCGGATCTGAAAAAATACATAAGGCTTTTGAAAAAGCTGTAAAACAGCAAGATTTTCCAAAAGATGTTTATTATTCTGATGGTATGTTATCAGTAGTTAAAACACAAACCGAAATTATACCAACACCAGCTGAAAATATAAGCGAAATAGTAGAAGAAACTGAAATAGTAGAAGAAACTGTTATTGAAGAACAGCCAAAGAAACGCGGTCGCAAAAAACAATCTGAAATAGATGCTAAATCTTAACACACCTAATTGCTTAGATAATTATATCATATCACTTAACGGCTGTTATCCAACAGATACAGTACCGACATCGGGATATTATTTAGAAAATCTTGAAGGATTAACTATAAATAATGTAGCAGCGGTTAGTAGTGAGGCATTGGTATCAGCAACGGCAACAGTTCGCGAAAAAATGTATTTTGCAGCCGACATAGTTGAAAAGCGTTTAAAGGCTGTATTAAATGCGCGCGGTATAAAACTAAACACATTAGGTAATTTATATTCTGTTTGTGCTGTTAGTAATATATCTGATATTCCAGTTGCTGTTAATCGCGGTATCAAAGTATCTAAAAAATGGATTAACAGCCCACAAAGTCGCATTTATGTAGATTCAGTACGTTTTAAAAGCACGGTTAATGCAAGTTCAACTGTTTATGTTACCGATTTTGTAGGCAATATTTTATTTCAGCAAGCGGTTACTTGTTATGCCGATACTGAAATGCATATTTTTGTTAAGAAGTCATTTAATCAAGATGTAATTTTAATTACTATTGATACAACAAATGTTGCGCCTTATCTGTATACTTGCAATCAAGCATCTAATTGTAAGCCTTGCGGTGATATGGTGTTAAATATAGAAGGTTGGAATGGTGTAAGTGCGCAACCATCGGGTTATTTAGGTGCGTGTGTTCGTGTTGATTGTGTAGATACTGATATTATTTGTCAGTTTTTAGACCGTTTAGGCATGACAATTCTGTATCAAACAGGTGTACAAATTCTTAAAGAATGGGTTAGTCCTAACAATCGTTTGAATCTTATTAAGACACACGGAAATGAGTGGGCAAATCTTAAAATAGTTGAATGGGAAAATGCAAGTATTGAAGCCCTAGATAACGAAATTGATAATATAATTCAGTTGTTAGAAACAGATAGATTTTGTTATAGATGTGAACCGCGTTTAAGAATGTATCCAATGTTCCCGGGTTAGATATGAATGCAATAGCAAGACTTAAAATACTTTCAGAGGTTATTGCCAACGAAAATACAGCGCGTAGAATTTCACAGGCTGCCGCTTTTCAAGTCATTGCAGAATATAAGCAAAGAATATTTTTTAATGGTTTAGATTCAAGTGGTAGTGATATCGGAACATATAGTGTAAATCCGTTTTACATCAATCCGCTTACACTTACAACGGTTTCGGCATCGGGTATAAAGCCACAAGGTAAAAACGGCCAATCGGTTTTTAAAAATGGTAATCCGCACAAAACAAAATACTTAACGCAAGGCTATGCTGAATTAAGAAGTTTAACAGGCCGACAAGCTGAAAAGGTAGATTTAAATTTTAGCGGTTCGTTATTTCAAAGTATTAAAGTAACTGAAAATGGAAGCGTTAGTGCTGTTACTTATACGAATGATAGCATGGCTGATATTATGGAAGGTAACGAAGCGCGTTTTAGTAAAGATATTTCAACCGTTTCAGAATCAGAACGTGAACTTGGCGAAACATCCGCACAAAACGAACTATTAGCAATACTTGAAGAAATAGATACTTATTTATAATGTACGTAACACAAAATATAATAACCGAACTTATCAAACAGATTGATGCGCAAATGCTTGCTGTTAACGTTAATGTTAATGGTCAAGGTATTGCAGTCAAAGACATAGATAGTCAGGTTGTAACGTTAAATGTTACGCAAAATGGACATCGTAACTATGTGGGCATCTCAGACACCTCGGGAACGGGCTATTATATCCGTCTTAATGGTATTAGTTCCGAAACTCGAAAGGCAGGAAATACAAAGAGGGGAAGTTGTGGTATCGAACTTGATGTGCGTGTTCCATTTAAATTAGTGTTTTGGAACTTGTGCGCTGATCCGCGAATGTTATTAGATAGCGTTAAGTTTGCGCTTTATGGTGCCAATTTAAAAGCCGTTAATTATGATTATTCAGTAGTTAATCCGCGCTTGTTTCCAGTTAGTAATGAAATACTACCTTGGGTAGTATATTCAGCTGAAACAGGCAAAGATGCAAAGACATTGCAAAGTTTAATGCAAATAGTAAGTATTGATTTTGAATTAAGATATGATTTTAGTCTTACAGAAAAATGTAAGCCGTTTGCTATATGTACAGATACTTATAAACCGCAACCAATTTCAGGATTACCAGTCAATACAATTTTACCAAAAATAGAAGGTAAAGATATTGTTAATTCTAAATTAGAAGTTATTGATAATGGAACTTGGACAAGTATAACGCCAATAACATACACTTATCAATGGAAAAGAAATGGAATAAATATTAAAGGCGAAATAAATAATCAATATACAACTGTATTAGCTGATTTAGGAACAAAAATAATCTGCGAGGTAACAGCTACTAATATAGTAGGCTCATCAAGCGTAATGAGTAATAGTATAATAATTGTATAAAAGAATCACTATGCCGCCATTTTCGCTACCTTGGGGCAATTAGTAGGGGGTTGGAATTAATACCCCCTTTTTTAGAAAATATTTAATTTTATATATATGGCTTGTTGTAATTGTTGTGAAAATACGTTAAATTTGGGCTGTCTTAACGCTTGCGATGCTGTTTATAATACGGGCATTGTTGTAGATGCTTTAAGTGTAGGTACTTGGATTTTGCAATTAAGTTTTGGCTCAGTAATTATTTATTATAGTACATTTGTTAATGATGGCGAAACGGTTATTTTTACACTTACAAACCTAAACGAAAACTACACATACACAGGACAGATAATTGACCCTAACGGCGAAATTGTAAAAATTGAAGTTAATAATATTGAATATGATTGTATTGAATTTAGCACTAAAATAATAATTAACCAATGATTGACATAGTAAAACTCGCAAACGGTAATGTCGCTATTTATGATTCAACATCAGGCGATTTTATTAACAGCCTTAGCCCTGACATTGTAGAAATTGAATGTAACGTTAACGGTTCTGTTAAGATAGTTCAAGATAACGGCAGCGTTGAATATATAGACCCTGCAACGGTTCAAAATACAGAAGTAGTACCAGCTGCGGCAATTGCTTTTTCGGGTGATTGTGCCGACCTTGCTGCATTGTTAGCAAGTGATTTTTTTTTTGTAGTTAGTGGCGGTGGTGTTAGTGATTTAGCTACGGTTTTAGCAGCGGGGAATAGTGCAGGTGCTAATGATATTGATTTAAATGGTAATGACATTCTAAATGTCAATGAAATTACATCAGGTGCAGATTTGTTCCTTAATCCTGTTGGTTCTATTGATTGCAATGGCAAAACAATAAACATGACAGGCGGCGAAATTCATAACGTGCCGTTAATACATAGTCAAAATAATACTGATATAACAATAGAGGGAAAGGGAACCGGGAAAATAGTTTTAAAGAATGCCGGAAGCACAGGCAATAAAGGAGATTTTTTAGAAAGCACAGGAACGGCCGTAAATTGGAGTGGCTTAATTTATACATTAGAACTAATAAACGCTTTAACAGTTGATTTTTACGCTCCATACGATTTAAAAATAAACACAACTACAAATATCAAAAATGCTCCGACAATTACTATTCAAGACGATGGAGCTGCTTATACTTTGACTAATACTATTGCAGTAGGCAGTAAAATTACGGTAACGGCATCGGTTGCAGGGGTTGTAAATCTTAACATAACAAAAGCATAAATTATGATAGGGAACTATATTAAAGCGGTTGCAACTGCTGTCAGTAGAAGCACGGCACAACTAATGAAAACAGGACAAACTACAAGTTATCGTACAGGTGATGATGGTGACTTAGAACGTGGTCGAAATGTAAGTTTTACTACCTTAGCTGAAAATAATCCTTTTGGAAATACTAATAGATTTACAGATGAATTAGGTACACAAACATATACAAAAAATATTGTGATTGATTGGAGTACCTATGACGGTAGTACGGTTTTGGGGTGGAGAAGAACAGCGGGTTCGGGTATTTGGGATACTGCAATTGACCAAAGTTTATTAGTAAGTATTCCTCCATTTACAACAGGTTGGAGATTACCTAATATTCAAGAAGTTTTCAGTACACTAAATTGGGGTTTAACTAATAAATGGGGGTATATTCCTTTTAGTGTTTCAGTTGTGACAAATATATGGACATCTAATACAAATCTTAGTAATACGACAAGAGCTTTATTTTTTAATAATACCGGGATACTGTATGATGGTGGTAAAACAACTTCTACAGCTTCATTTTTTCCTTGCCGAACTTTTACAGTAACTGGAACAACACTTTCATAACATAAAAAATTAATAAAATGACATACAAGTTTCCACAATTTCAAGTAGAAATTACAGACCCTACAATAAGCATAAACCTTAATACTATTTCAGATAAGGCAATTGACAAACTTTTAAGTGTTGACGTACTGCTTACAACTGCCTCCGCTGAGTTCGGTGTACGTGCTGAAAATATGCCTTATACTGACACTTGGGATGATGCCGACATTCCCGATATGGTAAATATTTGGTTAGCTCAATACGCTGTATAATATGCTATCCCTCATAACACTAACAATATTTACAGCCTTTGCAATTAAGTTTTTGCATTATTGCATCGGTTCGCCTGTTCAAGGTGAATTTTATACAGGGCGTATATTTTCAGCTTATGGCGCTTTTATTTCTAAACTGTACTTAGACTTCGAAGCAAAAGAAAAAAACCGTGTGTGGGCAATTTATAACGCGTGGAAGCAAAAACGCGATAAGGAACTAAACGAAGAACTGCAAAACAAAACAGCTAATGAAGCTGATACTATTTATAAAGACTATTTGCAGCAAATTCAACACGTTTATAAGGATGTTGAAAATAACATGAAAAATAATCCTTGGTCAATAGCTGGTGCCTGCCCAATTTGTTTTGGTACGTGGATTAGCTTGATAATATCATTTTTTTTTGTGATTTTTGTCATGTTACCGTGGTGGTCAATATTTATTTGTACACCTACGGCAGTCATTTTATCACGTTATATTAAAATTTACTAATGGATTCCCTTGTTATTACCTCAGACACACTCGCACTTGCAAATGATTCGCTAAACTTTTTTGTTAAAGTTTTACCCCAAATTAAAGAACAACTTTGCGTTTTAAAGCCACTTATTATTTGCCTTTCGTTTTTGCTATTAGTTGACTTTTTAACTGGCGTTCGTAAAGCCAAATCATTGGGAGAAAAGATACAATCTAAAGGCTTTAGGCGTTCAATAAATAAAATGAATGATTATTGTCTAGCTATTATAAGTAGTCAGGTTTTTACTTGGTTGTTAAGTCTTGAATTTACACTTAGTTACTATGTAGCTTTGTTTGTTTGCGGTATAGAATTAAAATCTATTTTTGAAAATGTCAGCCAAACAACAGGAGTAGACATTATCGGTTACTTTAAAGGCTTTATTCCGAATCCTAAAGAAATGTTAAAAAAGAAATAGTTTGTTTGTTTTGGTTTTTTGGTTCTCATGTGTTTTCAGGCCCCGAGTTAAATCGGGGTTTTTTTATTTTAGTATTGATAATATTTCATGTGTTTCGTACTTAATAATTGCCGCTACTTGAATTATTTTGTTCTGTTTAAAGTATTCATCAGCATCATATTCTTTGCCGTCTATATTGACTGTATTGCGGTCATATAAACAGAATTCGCAATGCATTTTATAACGATTTGACATTATAGATTTAAATAAAAACAGCGGTATGTAATTTTCTGATTTTGGTAGCTGTTTAAGTAGGTCAAAGTTTATACACTTTGTGTGATTAGCGTAAACAATCCATACTGAAAAATTAGCTGGTATCATTCGCTGAATGTCACATAAAGCATAACCAACCTCGCGGTCGGGAAATTTATCAGTATCAAAATTAAATAGCTTACTTACAGCTTCAACAACGCAATTCATAAGATGATATTAACTATTAAAGCACCAATGCCATAGCCTAAACCATAGCATAAAGCTAATTTAAAACGCTGTTTATTATTTTCAGCTTCGATTTGATATTTAAGAAATGGCAAGCCTAAAAACGGGCCAATAAACGCCCAGAATATCATTGCAGCCATATGTTTATCAGAAACAGCCGAGATGTAAAAAGTACTTGCTATTTCGATAATTACAGCTGCAATGAATAGAATTATATATTTACTTTGCATTTTCGCGGTTTACGGCTACGTATGTTAGTTTTTTGCATTCTTCGATATACCAATCTATTTGACTTGGTGGTAATAATACAGCCATTGCAATAAACTCAGCAATGCCAGCTACATTATCAAAACTTACAGCTGTTAATAGTTCACGTTCTTCGGGTGATGCTGACTTTTCAAAGTTATTGATAAATCCATTTATTGCCGTTGACAAATTATTGAAACGGTTTTTCATTTCAAATTTTAGCTTCTTAGGTTCGAATTGTGCAATGGCAAATTTAGCTGTATGCAAAGCACCAATTAAAAGCCAAATGTTTTGAGTTAGTTCATTTACTTTTTGCTCACCAATTTTCTCAATCAGTGCAGCTTTCTTTTGATCTGCTGTCATGTTTTTTGATTTTAAGTTCATATTCATCAATTTTGTCTTTTATAAATTCGCAAGATTCTTCTATTGTGTCATTATCAGGTTGGTTGTGTTCAAACCAAAGTAAAGCGGCATAATAGCCTTTATAATATTCTAATTTCTGTTTTAAGCGGTTTTTTTCGTAATTTGACATCTTAGTAGTTTTTGCCGTGTTTGTACGCGCGAGAGGCGTTATAATTCAATTTAGCTTTGATGTGAAAATCTAAGTCAATGTTAAATTTATGACTAAAGTCTAAAATTCTAATTATCGCATCAGCTATTTCATCTTGTACTGAATCTTTGATGTTTTCTTGGAATCTTGAAGGTGTTGGAATGTTTAAATACTGAATAATGTCAGTTTCGGTACACCATTTGCCAGCGCGGTCGGCCTCAATTGCCTCGGCTAATTCGCAAACAGATAGCATAACTACTTCTGTTAATTTGCGTTCGCCTTCCCAAAATCCGCGCGATGCGTTACCTTCATGTATTTCTTTTGCTAATTGGTTAAACATGTGTTTTCTATTTTATGTAAAATTTGACTAATTGATTATTGATTTTTACAGGCTTGTTTTTTTTTATGCCTTTGCTAATCTTTGCCCGGCTAACATTAAAAAACCTACAAGCCGATTCAATGCTGATAAAATTAGAACTTGTGTCATCGCAAAAAACAGCTTTTATTTCGATATTTTGCTTAGGTATCTTGCCAATGTTTTGTATTTGATTTTTGCGCTTTTCGATGTAGCTAAATACAGATTTTTCACAAACTAAGCCCTCGGTTTTTATTTTGCCTAAACAAACAAAAACGCTATCATCATCAACATAAATATCTGGTTTAACTTCAACTAAACTGCCATCATTTATAAGCTGTCGAATGCGTGTTTGTGCGTAGGTTGGATTCTTATAACCTTGAGGTTTGATTAAATCCATTGCTTGCTGAAATGTTAGATACATGTGTAATGCTTAAAAAAAACCGCCTGAACTTCAAAACAGGCGGTTCAAAAAACCAAAATTGATGAAAATTTATGACAACAAACAAAAATAATAAAATTATATTATAATTGCAAGTGCTATTTTCTAAAATGGCAAATCCTCACTATCTGTTTGTGGTGTGCTTTGAATTATTTCGGCTTTTACTGATTCTACTTTTTGATTGCTGTTCATTTTGCGCGTATAAGAAGCGATAATGTCAGTATAATATTTGCCTTCATGTTCGCGGTATTCTATTTTACCTTCGACATATAAAGTATCGCCTTTTTCAGCTTTAACTTCTGACCATGCTGTTACATTATGCCATTGGGTTTTTTGCTTCCATTCGCCATTTGCATCTTTGTAGCTTTCAGAGGTTGCAATGCTAAACTTAGATAGCTTTTTATCGCCAATTGTTTTGATTTCGGGTTCTTTGCCAAGATTACCGATTAGTGTTACTTTGTTAATCATCTTTGATGTGCTTTAATATTTAAATTAGTTAATGAATTACATTTAGGTTTAAGTCTGCCTTTGCGCCAAATTAACATGTCATCGAAAAAGAAATTAGTAATACAGCCTAAGCGATATGTTTTTGTTTGGCGTGTGCAAATAGCTTTATAGGTTCCGTTATCGCATCGTTCAATTATATACCATTCAGAACCTTTAATCGGATCGTGAAAGAATTGGTAAAGCATAGCTATTTATCGTATTTATAAAGTTGATATGTTTCTATAACTTTAATCAATGATTCGGCATAGTGCGGAGCAGTTGCATATCCAGCTTTTTTTAAGCCGTACGCCCACTTTTTGTAATCGGTTCGATTAAGTTTACGCAAGTGCGAATATCTTTCAATACAGAGGAGTTTTGAATGGTCACGATAAGAACGCCAAGCTGATTTGTAAACAACGAAACGATCTGCCGGAGTATCATCCCGGAACACAGCATATTTTTCTTTTCTGCTGCGATGCCATTTCATTCCGAAGTGGTTATTGTGTTTGCGGCTTAGTTCCGATCTTCCTGCATTGCTTTCGAGAATGCCTTGTGCGAGTTTTATGCTGACTGGTATATTAAATAGTTCCGCTTCTTTTTTTGCGGTCTTTAAAAAGCGTTTTATATAAGCATCAACGTGTGTCGGTATTTTTGTTTTTTGCTTTTGATTTGTAGGTGTTGCAAGTGGATAGGTTGAACTGCACATTGTTATAAAAAACATTGATATAGTCATACCAACCATTACACCTATAATTTTGCTTAATTTTAGTGTTTTCATTGTGTTGTGTTTAAAAGCTGCTCATTTAGTTGTTTGATTGTTTCTTTAAGACCAAATGGAAAACAAGTATGCTCCCATAGATAATCCACACATTCATCTTCAGACCATTCGGGTCTAAAATGCTGCACCCACTCTACAAAATCCATATCTTTTGCCATTGATATTGTTAGTTCTGTCATTGTGTTTGTTTTGAAGTTAAAAAAAGTAGTCCTGACAGGATTCGAACCTGTAATGCCTCACCTTGCAGTTTAGTTGCTAACTGATAGTTTTAGGGGTCACTATCCTTGCGTCTACTTCCGCCACAGGACATTTTATTTATAATTGTTTTAATTTTTCACAAAGTTCTACAATTTTTCTACATTCATTTCTTGGGTCACTCCAATCATTTCTTATTTCCCAAGCTAATGCTTCAATTTTTTCAATAATTTCTAACTTTGTTGTTTCTGGTAAATCAAATGCTGTTTCTTCCATTGTGTGTGTATTGAAGTTAAAAAAAGTAGTCCTGACAGGATTTGATACCTGTAATTGTATTGGTTCAACAGTCAATATCCTCCAATACCTCAGTTGTGTACAAAATTCTTTGACCTCAGTGCGTCTACTTCCGCCACAGGACTATAATGCTGTCTTTCCAGCTGTCATACTGTTCGTGTCTACCATTTCTTTTACAAGACCAAAAGATTCGAACTTTTGAACACCTACTTCCCTAACCTCAGTAAACGAGTGGATTCGAACCACATACAAGTTAAGTTTCTTTAAAATGCGTTTTTAAATTATCCCCTGAACGCTAACAGTGCCAACATACGATTTGGAATACTTAGGCGTATCATCTTCGATCCATGCTCAGCGCTAAGCAGAGGGCTTATAAGTTTTATTGTAGTATTGTTCTCCTAATTCTTCAAAATCTCCATAATTACAAGCTTCTATTATCTGCTGCTTTTCCATTTCGAGGGCTTGTTGAATTGCTAAAAGAGTATCGCTATCTGAATAATAATTTAATTCGGTTTTTGATACTAACCATTCTACTGCTGTCTGTTTCATAATTTATTTTTTATAGGTTTCATTGTAATATTGTTCTGATAAATCTTGAATAAAAAATGCTTCCTCATGTATTTTCTCACATTCTTTAAATCCAGAAACATAAGCATGTTTTATCTGCTGCTTTTCCATTATTAAGGCTATTTCAATTTCTTTTTTCCAAGCATTTGTAAGGTCTAAACCGACGTGCTCAATTAACCATTCTACTGCTGTCATAATTTATCTTTTTTAAAGGTTTCATTAAAATATAATTCAGCATCATTATAAAGGCTTATATCTTTACCCGAAGAATCATCTTCACCATCCCGATAACCTTGATTGTAAGCATCTTTTATCTGCTGCTTTTCCATTTCGAGGGCTTCTTTGACAAACTCAGGTAAGCATCTAATTGAATGTATTTTGTCTGAGTATACTATTTCAATCTTGCCAGTTTCAATTTGTTGAACTAACCATTCTACTGCTGTCATATCATTCACTTTTTTTTCTGTCAAAAAATAAAAATAAACCTATTGCAAAGCAAACTCCGGTAACAAAACTAAAGATAATCATAAGTTGATGTTGATTTGTGTTAAGGGCTATAAGTAAACCAAGGAAAAGCCCAAATGTAGCACTAATAATTATTTTTTTCATAAAGGTCATCAAGTTGGTTGTGTATCATGTTATCAATATAAGCATCATAATCGCATTCATCTTGTTCGCTTAAACATTCTTGTAGTAATTCTTCGACCTCTTCATATGTCATATTAAGCATGATTGCAAGTTCATCTGTGCTATATTCAGTATCATCAATTGTAGTGCTGAGAATCTCAAAATAAGCATCTGTATCGGGTTCCAATGGTACGCCAAATCTATCGCGTGAACCTCGGCAATATTCGTTATATTCGCCTGTAATAATTAGTGTCTTGTCATTTGGCATTAAATACTCTGTTGTCGTTTTCATAATCTGTTGTTTTTAATTTGAAGTTAATAATTTGTTTGTTAATGTTTGTATCTGTTCAATTTCTTCGTACGTAATTTCATAGAGTTCAATAATAGATTTTATATCACGTTCATCATTATCGGCTAAAGCAATGTAAAGATTTAAAAGCATTGCGGATATTTCTTTTGATGTGTACGCTTGTCTTTTTAAGCGTTGATATATTTTAAATGTTTTCATGTATTGTTAAATATCTATCGGTTAACCAAATGCCTTTTTTATCTTCAAGTTTGTACATGTACTGATAAGAATTAGTAAACTTGATATCAATAATTTTAGATGTGTAAAGCTTTGTCATTTTATCATCATAGGTAACTATATCGCCTATGTTAAACTTGCTGGTAAAAATAATTAAGTTTTTCATTGTGAAGTTTTTTGTTGTTAAATGTAAAATTTTTTATAAATGCTATTTGCTTTAATAATAACACCTTCGCCATTTGGATTTGAACCTAAATATTCGCCTTCAATAATAACAGCTGTATCAGATTTGATATACCAAGAATTATCTAAAATTTGATAAATTTCTTTAAGAATTTCTTCTTTTGTTTTTTCTCTATCACAACCTAATTCATAATCAAAAATAGTTGTATCAAAACTAAATGCACACAAACCTTGTAATTTTTGCGCTTTTTTCATTGTAGGTGTTTTCAAATAAGAAAAACCTTTTTTCATATCTTGTTCGATATTTTCTGTAAATCTTAAATACGTTCTCATAATATAAAGTTTTTGTTGTCATAAAATCAAATCGATACACAAAGTTAGCTATTACTTTTATATTTCAAACTATTTTTATAAAAATTTTTATAAATTTTTTAAATTTATTGAAACGCAACGCCCCGACATTCCAGCCGCAAATCTTGTATTGCTTCGCCGTGATGCGCCTTTTAGCCTTAAAAGTATTGTTGCCCATGATACTTGCCAAGGTGTATTAGTCAATACTTTTTTCACAAAAACTGATGTGTTTAGTATTAGCAGGTCATCATTTATTACGCGGATACCTAAACGCATTAGCCTTTCGTTTGCTTCCGCTTGCGATGGTTTAACAGCTGGCTGATAATTATGTGCGTATTCAACTAATTCACCTATTGTTTTTGTGCCTACGTAGTTTTCAGATTCGATTCTAACTTCCTGACTTAATATTTGCTGCAAACATCTTTGTTCATCTGTTAGTTCTTCTTTTTCATCTTGCACGTTTCTATATTCTAATATAACTGCAGCTTCTTCTAATGCCGATTCAGGCGTTACTGCTTTGTCATTCCATGTATGCCACCAACCGCCTAATAATGCTCCGAATTGGTCACCTGTTGCGCGATCTTCAGTTAATAATGATACAGCATGAGTAAATATCTTAATGCTTTTTTGAATTTCATAAGCAAGACTAACCATGCGCGCCTGAAAACGCTGTCCGTAATTTTCAAAAATTGTTTTAGTTCTTAGTTTTTCTACTTCGTTAAAAGTTTCCTGATTAGTTAACTTTTTAAGTTCTAAAATACAAAACCTACGTTTGTCAGAATCATTAACTAATTGTGGGTTAATGCTTACAAACAAAAAACAGCTTCTTACAAAATAATCAATGGCTTTGCCATCTTTGCCGCCTTTGGCAATGGCAGGCGATTTTTCACTACTTGCGGCTCTTGCTAATGCTATTATTTCTTGCATTCTTTGTGCTGCGCGTTCATCGTTACCTTCGCCTTCATCTATTGTAACAGGTAGTGCATCACTATTTAATTTTTGCCTTACTGCTGGTTCGGTTGCCGCTGTGCCTTGAACACTAACTGCAATGCTTCCTATAACTTCATTTATTACGTTTTCTAAAACCCAACTTTTGCCATTACCGCGCGGTCCTGTTATCCAAACGTGAGGACGCCATTTTAAAATACCGCTAATTGGTGCCAATGCTAACCAACCCGATAATAAAATATAATCAGCTTTTGTTTGCCAATTTAGTTTAGATAATAACTTTGGCAACATTGCAGCTTCACCATAGCTTAAAGGCTGTTCTATTGGCATTTCAATTGCCTTTCGATATTCGTATGTATATTCAGTTTTTAATGCATCTAAAGCGTATTTTTGACCGCCTGTAATTAAGCTATTCCCGGTATGAAAAATAACGCCTTGTTTTTCTTGCCATGCACCTCGGCCGCGAATGTTTACCGTATCGTAAAAACCTAATGAATTACAAAAACTAATTAGATAATCAGCTGCTGCCATTACATCAAAATTGCTATTATCTCTATTCGGAAACGTTGTTAGCCAAAATTCAAGTGGTGCAATGCTAAGTAAATTATTTTTATTTAATGCCGATGCTTTGTATTTTACTATTGACATTGTTGTACTGATATAAAAATAATACATCATGCTACCATCATCAGCTGACCAGCCTAAAGGGCGAAAATAACCGCCAATAAAACCTTTTTTATTAGTTTCAGGTGTTACTGATTGCGCACGTTCAGCCTTATGTTTTTTAGTTGGTTTTTGTTTTTGGTCAGAATTTGACCAATCAATTATTTTATCTTGTTTCATTGTCTTATGATTTGTTTGCCAATATTGAATTTTTTAATATTTGCCATGTGATTTTTTACCGTTTCAAAAACATCCTCAGTATCAGCGATAATTGTATTTATCATTTGAATCGACAATACTATAAGTTCGCGCTGTATGTGTTTTTGAATTAGTATTCTGGCGTGCATTTCAAGATTAGCAGTTGATGCAACACGGTTTGTCATTTCAGCCAAATAAGCAGGACCACCACAAGAATATTTAAGTTTTTCAGCTACCGTTATTATGTCGCATTTTTCAACCGAACTGCAAACATCAAATATTTGTTTGTGATTTTCAAAATAAAAATGTTCAGGTTTTAAAAAACTTACTTTTTCATATGCATCCGATTCTAACAGAATAGCACCTAAAATTATCTGTTCAAGGTCTTTGCTGTGTGGAAAAATAATTGACTTTTCAAATATCGATTGTTCTTTTTCATTTAATGCTAAAATTACATTTTGTAAAGTTAGCAGCTGTTTTTCTTTAATGTTTCTATAATTTTCGCGCTTAGTGTCATCTTTAAACCAAGCATCCATTTTAATAGCTTCCTGTTTTAAGTCTTCGAGAAGTTTTTCAGCATCTGTTGTCATATCTCATCATTTTTAAATTCGTTATCAATATATCTTGTTAATTGTGCTATGCCGCCTGCATTTCGAACAGCCTGCAAAAATTTTATCTGTTCTTTAGTTGCCCTTCCTTTTTCGTTTTTAACTTCAACAGCGGTAAATATAGCAATTTTTTGACCTACCATGTCGGGCGTTACAATTGTTTCTGTCCAACCTATTAAATCAGAAGAACCTACACAAAGACCGAAACTAATAGGTCGCGGATCTGATAACATAATCATGCCGTTTACTAATCCG